AGCACCTAAAATATTTATATTTGCAGGTGGATGTTGTAATACATAAACAAAATTTTCTTTAGGATTATCTTTTTTAAATTGTAAAAAATCTGCTAAAGACTTTGGTTTATATAATTCAAAAATTTTATTCTTCATTCTATTATTCTCTTGACATCTTATATAATAGTGTTTATATAATTGTCAACTAGAAAGTAGAAAAAAATGATAAATTATAAATTTAAAACAAAGCCATACGAGCATCAACTTAAAGCGTTAGATAAATCTGTTGATAAAAAAGAATATGGCTATTTTATGGAGATGGGTACGGGCAAATCTAAAGTATTAATAGATAATATGTCTATGCTTTATGATAAAGGCAAAATAAATGGCGCGCTAATTATAGCACCAAAGGGTGTATATAACAATTGGTATTCACAAGAAATA